TGCCAGACGACATTCAGGCAATTCGCAGCCGAATGAACGAGGCCATCGGCCGCGCCGAAGAGGATATGTTCCGCGCGCTGGCTCCGACGATCGCCGGCATGGCCGATTCCGTCCGCAACGCCGTCCTCTCTGGACCGTCGCGTGCCGCCCTCAACGCCTCCGACGTGACGACGACCCAGGGCCAGCAGGAACTCAATCGACTCCTGCGGGGCGACGATCCCGCCCGCGACGTTGATATGGTCGCCCTCCAGCGCGAGACAAACGAAATCCTCAGAGCAATCGAAAGAAAAGACAACCCAGTAGCCAACTAAAAGGAACCCCCAATGCCAGACATCTCCTACAACGTCTCAATGAAGTTAGACAAGGACTTCCTCAACAACTCTGTCTCCGTCGTCAACGTGACGGCGACAATGAGCCAGGTTGGAATGAACAGCGTCACGCTCGCCCTTTCGACGAATCCTGTCAGCATCTCGACGGCGAACCTGACGAGCGTCGGGTTGGCGTTCCTGCGGAACCTGTCGACGGCGACCGCGTCCACGGCCGCCATCGGCATCGACGCCGGCGGGTCGTTCCTCGGCTTCTGCACCCTGCGGGCAGGCGAGCCGGCGCTCTTTCGGCTCGGCAGCGGCACGAACTACCAGGCGATCGGCGCGGCCGGCACCCGCCTTCGCGTCGACATTACGGAGGGCTGATAGATGCCCAAGTTGGTCAGCGAACTCGCGCAGGGCAACCAGTTCAGCCGTTCGTCAGACGGCGGGCAACTGGCCGATACCGCGACGCGCGTGTTCAAGATCATCCTGAACTCGCCGAACGAGTCGATCGACATTATGTCGGCCGTCGGCGTCCAGATCGGCGACCCCTACAGTTCGTCGAACCCGATTCCATGCGTGAGCGTCGAGGGCCGGGCCGACGGCGAGAGCCGGCTCGTGCGGATCGTCACGGCGCAGTACCGCACCTCCGCACTGGTCGACGGCGAGGGCGGCACGGGCCTGCCCGACCCGATGCTTGTGATGCCGGATATTCGGCCGGCGAACTTTTCGACGAGTACGAGTCTCTATGAGATGCCGGCGGTCAAGTGGGTGCCATACGGCGGGAACACTTGGGTGCCTGTAGCAAACAGCGCTGGCGACATCATGGACGGCGTGTCGCGGCTCGCGCCAATCACGACTATCCGCGTCACTCAGTTTGAGCCGTTTCCTGGAACCGTGCGAGCCGAGCACTGCGGGAAGATCAATGACGAGGTTATGTCGCTAGGCAGCTACCTGACCTGCCAGAGGCATACCGTGATGTTTCGGGGAGTCGAGGCGGCGGCGCACGTTGAGACGTTTGGAATCGTGACGTATCGAGGATTCATGAACTCCTACGAGTTCATGTACCGACCGAACTTCATCGACGGCGATGGTGAGGTCGGGTGGGATGTGCTGGTTCCGCTGTCTGGATTCAACTGCAAGGCGTTTACCCCAAGCCTCGTGCAGACGACAAACGACAACTACGCAATGCCGCTCAAGCGCGAGGGGGAGTACGGCCCAGTTATCGTGCCTCTGGCCCTGCAAGATGGCGTGACAGCCGGAGAGAAGGTTCGGGCAATGGTGCGCGTTTCTGGAAGCGAAAAGAACATCTCGCAGCAGCCTTCCGCCCAGCCTATCCCGCTCAACGAAGACGGCACGCCACGCAGCGAAAACTCTGACCCGAAGGTCATCCTCTGGCGTCGCCAAGTCCAGACGGCAATCAACCTCACCCAAACCCTCCAACTCCGTCTCAACTAACCCATGGCACGCGGCTTCCTCATCAGCGACGGCCTGCACAAGGACATCAAGCGCACGATCGCGCGCGTTGATGGGATGCCCGACGGGCCGGGGGCGACGAAGATACCGACGAGGTTTGAGAGCCTGCCGGCGCAGGCTGGCAAGGTCTTTAGGATTTGTACGTTCACTGGGGCGTGGGCGATCAACGGCGAGAAGCAGGTGACGTTTCGAGGCGTGACGACGACGCCGAATACGGTGTCTGCAATGAACTTGTTCTTCCCCGTGACATCGACCGCGACCAACGCAACAACTGACTGCGCGATCGCCAAGGACGGCACGGCGTGGTATCTGATCGACGTGCCCTTTGAGATGGCGACGGCGGTTTTTGTTAGAGCAACATCATCTACGGCAGTAATGACAGACGTGACGTTGTCGGCTTCGCTCAACACGTCTTCCTGCACCATCAGCATCGGCAAGACGCTCGTGACAAGTTCGGTCACGATTGTTTCTTCCACGTTTACTTCAACGTTCGTTCGGTTCAAGGTGTAAACATGGCGTGTTGTTGTGGTGGTGGTGGTGGTGGCGTGTGCACATGCAGCAACGCATACATACACATAAAGCCGCCGCTAATCTATCTAGGCGCGCGCGCAGTGCGGACAATCACTTGGTGTATTTCAAATAACTATATATTGAATGGTGTTTGCAACGAGCCAGGCACCCCGCAAAATTTTGAATTTGGCCTTCTGGTTGGCAATTGCTATGGCAACGGGTGGAGGGTTTACACTTTGCAGTATTATCCTATTAGAGGAACCAACTTCGACGGACATGTGAAATATCTTGACTCCAACGAAATAGCAAAAGGTTCCAGCACCGATTGTGCAAGCAAAACAAGTACCTTTGAAGACTCTAGCAATTGTTTCTACGCATTCCCGACCGCCGACATCACGCTGACTCGTGACGATTTTGTAGTCACCTTGGACGAAACCGACGCAGGCACTACTTACAAGTGCGACGTGAATCCAGAAGATGATCCTATTTTTCCAGAGTGGATAAAGCTGTCGGCAAACCCTCTGCCATGACTACCTGCAGCCGTAAATTTCTAGAGGCAAGATGCCGCGAGCGCGGCTACACGATTGAAGAGGTGATGCCGTGCGTCATCGCGCAAGACGGCGACCAGTGGACCATTGACGTTGACCATGCAGCCTATCCGCAAGAGCCGAAACTAGGCTTTGAGCCGCCGCCGCCGCCAGAGCCGCAACCGCACGGCCCCGGCACCGAGCTCAAATCCCTCCTCGCCGGCTGGCCGTTCCGCATCGTCGCCACGCCCGACTGCAAATGCACGAGCCGCGCCGCCTACATGGACGCCAAGGGCTGCGATTGGTGCGAGAGCGAGGAGGGCATGGCCGAGATCATGGGCTTTCTGCGCGAGGCTGCCGAGGAGCGCGGCCTGCCCTTCCTTGACGCCGCCGGTAGGTTGCTCGTGAAACGCGCGATCAGTAACGCCCGCAAAGCGGAGGCGAAGCGTGCCAAAGAAGCCCAGAAACCCCCATTGACCACATAGGCTACACCGCGACAATATAGCCCCATGCCGGATGACCACCATTTCACCGTGGCCGGGGCTCGCTGGCTCCTGCGGTTCTGCCGGCTGAAGGGCCAGGCGGCCGGCTGGGCGTATCTGCCGGATGCCAAGAACCCGGAGATGCCACGGAAGATTCTGGTCGACGAGAAGCTCTCCAAACGGAGCCGCCTGGAAACGATCATCCACGAACTCCTCCACGTCTGTTTCCCGACGGTGAGCGAGGAGCACATCACCGAGAGCGCCCGCGACATTGCCCGCGTTCTCTGGACGCTCGGCTATCGCGAAACGGAGTGACCGCATGGCGAAGAAGTCCGCACTGCAAAGCGTCGTGCAGGCCGTCGGCACGATCCATCGCCCAAAACGATCATGGTTCAGTCGCCTGCCCACGGAGGCGCAGGCCGAGATGAGTGAGGTGAAACGCGAGTGGTTGTCTGGTGCTCTTCAAGGGGCTCCGATCGTCACCGTGTATCGAGGAATCGTCGCCCGTTGCACGGAGGTTGGATGGCACGCTCCAGAAGCCGAACAAACAATCAGTCGGTGGCTGCGGTCGCCCGACAAGTAGAAGTCGGCAGGGACGCCGAGGCGGCGCGGCTTCGGGATGAACTCTCGTCGGTTCGCAAGAAGTACGAGTCGGCTATCCGCCAACTTGACGCCGAGCGGTCGCGGGCCGACACGCTCGTCGGCCTCCGGGGCATCAAGGCCGTCCACAGGCCAGCCGCGAAGCCGAAGAAGCGCGGCAAGAATCCAGCCACAATGGTGGTGCTCGTTTCGGACGTCCACTGCGAGGAGCCGGTGTCGTATGCGGAAACCAACGGCCTCAACCAGTATTCGCTAGACATCTGCGACCGGCGACTCGCCGAATTGCAGAGCCGGTTCTTCGCGCTGCTCGAGCACGAACGACAGCTTGCCGACATCGGTCGCGTCGTGATCTGGTTTGGCGGCGATATGATCAGTGGTCATATCCATGAGGAGCTGGCCGAGACGAGCCAGCTTGCCCCGCTGGCGGCCTGCCGGTGGATCGGCGGCCGGATGCGTTCGTTCGTCGATGCCGTCTCCGAGAACGCCGACGAGGTCGTCGTAGCGACTTCCAGCGGCAATCATGGCAGGAGTACCCCCAAGCTCCGCTGCCAGACGGAACTGGATCACTCATTTGAACAGAATCTGTATTTGATGATGGCGGCGGCTGAGACGAAGCCAAACGTCCGCTGGCAGGTGGCAGAGGGCGAACTGAACTACGTCGATGTCGACGACTTCACGATCCGCTTCCTACATGGGTTCTCGATCAAGTATTCAGGCGGCGTCTACGGCCTCGCCCTGCCGGCCATGAAGGCGATCTCGGCATGGGATGCGAGCCGGAGGGCCAGCCTCACCTGCTTTGGGCATTACCACTCGTTTGGCTGGCTCCGGGGCGGGCGGTATGTATCGAACGGGAGCGTTATCGGCCACTCCAGCTATACGGTGCGGATCAAGGCTGGCTTCGAGGCTCCTTGTCAAGCCGCGGTGGTGATTGACCATTCGCGGAACGAGGTGACGAAGGCGATGCCGATCTGGTGCGACCGCGACCTCCGCGAGAGCAAGAAATGACCAACGACGAAATCCAACGAGCCTGGACGCTCGTCAACAAGTACGGCCCGCCGAACTCCTGGACGGCAGCGAACGGCACCCTCGCCGCGGCCCTCGGCCGGGCGCTGGAGGAGATCGAGCGGCTCAAGTACCGGGTCGCCATGATGGAAAACAACCCGCCACCGCAGTGGCTAGGAAGGCGTGACTAGATGCTGATTGGTGTGTGCGGGGCGGCGGGAAGCGGCAAGGACACGATCGCGGGCATCTTGAGCTTCGACCGGGTGGCGTTCGCCGATCCGTTGTACGAGATGGTGGCGATCGTCACCGGCCTGACGCCGGCCGAGATGCGTGGCCGCGAAACGAAGGAGGCAACGATCGACTGGCTGGGGCAATCGCCCAGGCAGCTCCTCCAGACGCTCGGCACCGAATGGGGTCGCGGCATGGTCAGCGAGTCGATCTGGGTCGACACCGCCATGCGGCGGGTTCGCGGGTTGCTCGACGAGGGTCGCGACGTCGTTATCACCGACGTTCGCTTCGACAACGAGGCCGCGGCGATCAAGGCAGCCGGCGGCGTCGTCTGGCAGGTCGTCCGCGGGCAGGGAAGCATCAAGGGGCTTGCGGCGCGTCACGCCAGCGAGGCCGGCGTCTCGCCGATTCTGATCGACCGCGTGATCGGCAACTGGTCGACCATCGAGCGACTGCGCCAGACCGTCGAATCGGCCATCGCGGCCTGCCCAAAGGCTACAATACAACAATAAGCCCTGTGACACGCCACGAGCGGCCCATCGAGGCCCGCAACGCACAAGGAGGTGCTGATGTCTGAGCCGAAGATTCGTCGTAAGTTCAAAGCGATCCCCATCACGCTCTCGACGTCGACGGCCATCGCCACGACGCTTCGATGGGACGACGTTGCCGGCGGGACGCTCGAGATGGGCACCGTCAGCACAGCCGCCACGACGCTCCAGTTGTGGGCGTCAGATGCGCCGACCGGCGCATTCGGCAGGCTCTACAAGGTCGACGGCTCGGCTGCCGACCTGACCCTGGCCCCATCGACGACCGAGCCGCGCGTATACGCCCTCCCCGACGAGACGTATGGCTGCGGCGCGATCAAGCTCGTGTCGGTGTCGACGAACTCGACGGCCGCCGTCTGCATCGTCACGATGAAGACGTGAGGCTGCGATGACGGCCGACGAACTCAAGCAGGGCATTCTGGACTCGCTGTTGCGGGTCGCCGAACGCTTCGGCGTTCCGGTGGTGCTCCTGGGCGTAGTGATCTGGCTTGGCCGCGAGGCGGCAATCACACTGCACGGCACGCTCGTCGAGCCTATGGTCGAGGCCCACGTCCAGTTCCTTGAGGCGACGAGCGAGACGCTCAAGGAGATTTCTGCAGCGCAGGGCCAGCAGGTCGAGACGCTCGAGGAACTGGCTCACGGCCAGCGTGAACTCCGCGAGCAGGTCAGGACTGTGATCTCCGGGCCAAAGCCGCCCGTGCAGAATTAGTCTCTCCATCACCACAAGAGCGCACTTATGTCCCCGATGAGTCCTCGCCTGTTACGCCCCCGCGCTGGCGGCATCAGCACCGGCCAACTGCGTCAGAGCCTGGCGCTGTATCTGCCGCTCAACGAGACGGCGGAAAGCGGCAACGTGACCGCCGTAGACAATAGTGGCAATGGCTTCAATTTCACCAGCGTGAACTCTGTGCTGTCCACCACCGGCAAGGTTGGCAACGCGCGCGAGTTCATCAAAGCGAACCAGACGCACCTTCTCGGCGGCAGCACCAGTTCGCTGTTGGCATTTGGCGGGGGGGATTGGTCGCTCCAGTTTTGGTTGAATCTGACCGGCCCGCTGCCGACAACCGCAACGAACGCAACGATACTGTCGCGCAACGTGGACAGCAGCGGCAGTTTTGGTGGCGTCGGCGAATTTTCGGTAGCGTTGTTTTTCAACAGCTCCGTGAGCGTGACGAATCTCAGCGTCAACGGTGCAAACACCATTTCTTTCAGTCAGTTCGGCTCGTTGCTCGCGAACACATGGCACCATATTGTGCTCACAAACAGCGGCACTACGGTTTCGTACTATCGTGATGGCAGCCTTATCTCCACAGGAACCCGCACCGGCACATGGGCGACGGGCGCGCGACACACGATAATCGGAACTCCGAATACCAACGCAATGGCAACTCAAACGACAGATGCCAAGATCGACGAGCTCGGGAAATGGAATCGCACGCTATCTGCCAATGAGGTTTCCGCGCTGTGGAACAAGGGCAACGGCAGGAGCCTTGTTGTATGAGCGCGACCGAGCAGATCGACGCCACGCTGGCCGCGCTCCTGCCGTCTGTGACGGCGCAGCAAGAGGCGTACTTCGCGGATCATGGCGTTTACTATCAAATGCTATGGACGCACACCTCGCCGCCTGCCGGGATGACCGCGCCGGATAATCTGTTGGCCGTGCCTGTCGGCCAAGACCCGGCCACCGTGAGCGGCCTACCTGCGCTCATGCGATCCCGCCTGCGGATCGACACCTACGGAAAACCTGACGGCTGGGTTATGACGCTAGAGGCGTCGGTAAACGGCGAGGTGTGGCGGAAGCAGATCGACTGCGGCGTGCGTCCCGAGTGGTCTACGGCGTGGGCGGTGCCGCCGTCGCCGTAGGTGCGCTCTTCACCTTATGTTGGGAATGTGCGCTACTGCACCAGAGGAGCGACCGTTACGGAACCTATG